CAGGTGCCGCCTTAGTCTCGATATTTGCCTCTTCTTTGAGAGTCTCGAGATTAATTGTATCTACGACTTGATCAGCCATGGGTTCATTCTCCTTATCAGAATTATTGTGAAGCTCTTTAGTCAGACTTTCGTTAGAATCCTTGTCTTCACCGATTTGTGTTTTGGTTTCGACTGGTGAAGAAAGTTCGTCTGCATTCACATTAAGAACATTATCACAGTCTTTTCCGTTAGAGTCAATCTCTAAAAACTTAAAGATTGGGCTTTGGGCGGTTGCGAGTTTAACTACCCTAAACATTTTTTCGTTATAGTTCACTAAATCATTATGTTGAAGATTTTCAGTGTCTACTGATAGTAAATTAATCATTGGAATTTCTTCGTTAGCATCTCTGATAACGAGTTCTTCTTCCTCTTCTTCTTTTACTTCAATTTCTTCTGCTTTTTCTTCAATATCAGATTCAGCTTTTACTTCAATTGACTCTTCGACTTCAGTAACATCGGTTTTGATTTCTACCTCTAATTCAGTCTTTTCGTCAATATCTTCAATAGTGTCTTTTGCTTGAGACATTGCTTCCTCCTCTGTTGGAGATAGAGGACGTTCGCTTACGATTTCCTCAGACTCCATGTTAAGAATTGGCACACCCATCATAGTAATATCGTGCGTATGTGGAGGTTCCCCCGCACTTTGCACAACACCGTTGAGAATGCGGTGTGCGTGATTAGACATATGAGAGGCGTAAGTAGTCACCCCATTATTGCTTGCATCTAATTCAACAGTGTGATAATGACCACCCACTACGCTGGTAATACCAGCAGTAACTTCATTCATCATCTTTTGTTCATCGTCAGATACTTCAGCATCTATTGATGTAACAAATTCTTTATAATCTTGATCATTATCAAAACTTTTTCTTATCGAAAATAGGGAGTCTTGATTGCATGGAACACTTACTACAGAGATTTCTAGTAACTCTACATCAGTAATAGTCATAGAATCATCTTCTCTATTGTATTTTCCATCTTTAACTCTAAAACCTACTGAAAAGCTTTTTAAAGCTCCATCTTTAATTAGAGTCTGAATACCATGAAGCTTTTCAGCAGCATCGCTTACAGAACCTTCAACAAATATACCTTTTTTATCAACTTGAATCTTATCAATACGACCAATAGGTGCATCATGCTTATGCTGATAAAGCATTACAGGATTTCTTCTAAAATTCTCTACACCTTTAGCCCATGCTTCGGCGGTGACTACATCACCAGAACGATCTTTAGCAGTGGTATTAGCATATCCAGCAATTTTAAGAGATTTTGATCCTTTTTTTAAGGCTTTCGTTTCGAAAGAACTGTTTAGATATAATGTTTTATTCGTCATTTGTTTCTTCCTCGATTGTAGAATCCCCTTCTGTAGGTCTTCCACCTTGGGTAGCATCTGTTGCACTACCTGTTATATTTTGTGGTACTCTTATAGTATCATTATCTTCCAATTTTGGAAATTTTAATCCTTCACGAGCCTCATTTGGGGTTATAATTCCTGTATTAACCAGAGTAGAATAATAAATAGCTTGTGTTCTATTATCTGGTTGTAAGGCTGGTACTACTAGTCTATCAGGACGAATAGTAACACCATTATTAAAGAAATGTGAGAATGCACTTCCAAACTGATTTAGCATAGGAAGTATAGTCTGTAAATAAAATAACTTTTGATTAGCATCTATATTAGCATTATTACCAGATTTAAGTAAAACATAAGGTACGCCTAAAGCTTTAGCCATATCCATCTGTATACGTTCTATAGAATTTTCAAAGTCTAGTTTATCAAAACTTACAGCTGAGAAAGGATCAATTTTAAGACCCCCATCTAGAATAGCTGGATTACGTGCTCCATCAAAAATAGTATTATAAGTAGAACGCCAAGATTCAAGTAATCTTTGTTTTACTCTTTGTGAAAGTATATTATCTGTAGATAATACAAAACCTGGAAGAGCATTGTTCTTAAAAAACTGTCTTTGAAACTTAATCATATAGAAATATAGTTCCATCAGCTTAAGTAAAGATTTAAGTTTAGAAGTACCTCTAAAAATAGATTCATCATTTTCAGCCATTACATGTATAATTTCTTCAGGAGCAAACTGGATAGTATCTGCTTTTCTAGTTTGTTTTCTACCACTAAAAAAGTTGTCAGATGCTTGTTGATTAGCTATCAAATAGTTATAATGATTTACAAAAGTAACAGGATCAGGTACTACTTCTACATCGTTTGCAGGTAGTAAATAAATATCATTACCGTCATAGTAAAAGAAAGCATTACCATCTAACATAAAGTCTAAAAAAGCTCTTCTAAAAAATCTTACTCTGTCTTCAAAAGGATTAGGTTTTATGTTAAGTAGTCTATTTACTTTTTTAGCAGGACTTTGTCCTTCAACTTTAAAAGGTATTTCTGCACAAGAATTAATAATCATCTCAACAGAACGATGAACAACTTCAATTTCTCTATAAGCTTGTTCAAAATCTACAATCGTTTCTGGAGAAGCATATGGTGATAAAGCAGCAATAGACGGCTGTGCTGGATTAAGCTTTTCAGCTATCCATTCTCTGAAACCCATTTTATTATCTGCCATTTTTTGTCCTTTGTATATCTAACCAGTTTTTTATTTTAGGCGCTAAATGGTTAGAGTAAGTCTGTCCGTATAGTGAGTGTAACTGCTTATGGTGAGTAGAACATAATGTAAATAAATTTTTATGACTCAAATCATCTTCACAATCTTTTGCAAAAATAACTCTCAATTCTTTAATTTTTTCAACATTATCTACATCTTTTATGCTGTTCTTATCGCACCATTTACCGAACAACTCACTTACACTGTATAAATGATGTAACTCTAATTTAGTTTTACTACTACAGATATAGCAATCTTCTCTAGTTTTATAATCTTTCTTAATATAGTCTCTTATGTACTTAATAGGAAATCTTTTTAAATTGCTCAACTACGTTCCACCTCATATTATAATGCTCTGTATCTGTATTCAATCCTACATCGTCTTCTGGTAAGTTTAACACTTTACCACCAACTGTGTCAAGATATTTTAAATTTAAATACTTTTTAAGTAAATAGGATATAATTATATCATCGCCTCTTTTAGGGTATCCTATTTTATCTATATCTTTTTTTAATAAATCTAATGCAGACTGTTTAATTAAAGTTATAGCACCTACTATAAAATCTACTTTAGAATCCTCATTCCAGTGATCAGTTAATTCTTCATATGAATTAGAAGATGATACTCCTGACTTTCCATAGACACCTACTATCGGTAACTGTTTATTATACATTTTTTTAACTAGACTAGGATGAGGCATTAAATCATCATCTACAATTAATTTGTAAGGTTCATCATAATCAAAACAACGAACCCATCTTTCCATACATAACCAGTTTTTTTCATTATTTATGACATCTATTCCGTTACCTAAATAAGGAAAAGGATCATCAGGATTATTATTTACTACAGTTACAGGCATTAGAGTTTTGTAAGTTGTAGCTATATTAAGTACATTGTCTGGTCTTTTATAGTTTAGTATTATTAATCGTATATCAGCCATATATAGATACACCACTCATTTTAGAGTGCGTATATATAGCATACCTAACAGAATCACTTGGATGAGAAGTCCAATCATGTATTGGTTTAGGATTTTCTGTATTAGGATTCCATCTATAAGAGGTCATAGCAGAATAAGTATGTTTTCCTCCCATAGTATCAAAGTATAAATTATCATTTTCTATTAGAGATTGTAAGTAAGATATACCATCATTAACTGATTTAATTGCGTTCTCACAATATATATCATAGTCATAGGCAAAATCTGCTTTCACTTGCTGAGCTGCGGAGTCTATGTATATAGTTTCTATATTCCACCTATCTATTTGTTCTTGTATTGCAGAAGCTAGTTCAGAAGTAGTAGACTCTTTAGATATATACTCATCAAGAATATAGTAAGAGTGACCGTCGTAGCCTATAACAACAAATACATTCTCATCTCTATACCCAACATCGAGTCCTGCAATAATCTCGATGTACCTATTATCTGCATAATCATCAACATGTTTTGTTTCATCTAAATACTCGTATATTTGTGCTTCTGTAGTGGTCCACTCACATTCATATTCTTGGGCAAATAATGCTCTTGTAGAAGTTCTTTTAGCTTCCATAACATCTTTTTCAGATAGTAAAGGATTAGCTCTCCAAGTATGTATAGAAGAACCCCATTCTTCAAATTCATCATCTTTTCCTCTCATAAAATAATTGTATAAATAATTACCTTTACCGCGTGGAGTAGAAATCCACAAGCATCTAGAATCTTTAAAAGTAGATAGTGCGGGACGTAAATCACGAGTAAAATACTCATCATGAGGAATAATTGCAGCCTCATCTACTATTAGTAGATTAGCGGCACGACCAACTAAAGAGTCTCTGTTATTTGCTGATAATAGTCTAAAAATAGATCCATTTACAAGTTTAACTACTTTATCTTTTTGATTAAACTTATCTACTTCAAGTTCCATGCTTTTAATTAAGTCAGTAACATAGTCCCAAATAATAGAAGATAGTGAAAAGTTAGGAGCAACTACCATAACCTGTTGACCAGGTTCTAATAGCTTAGCAAATGCTATAATAGCAGCAGAGTAAGATTTACCAGTACGACGTGCGGCAACATGTACAAAAAATCTATTTTCTTGTAATCCTGCTAACATAGCTCTTTGAGATTCATTAAAGGACACATTCTGCGGTAACTTACTACATAGTTTATCTACATTAATCTTAAAAAATTTATCATTCATTTAGGTAACATGTTATATAATACAGAAAAAAGCGTTACTAAACCTGCTACAACACCACCAGCCCACAATAATGTGTGTAAAGATGTCTTACCTTGATTAGCTAATTTAGATACTTCATTGAGTTTACCATGTATAACTTTTAATTCTTGAGATATAGAAGCCATGTTCTCCATAATAATTTTATGTCGAACTTCACATACCGCCTCATGTGAGTAGATATTTGATTTGTTAGTCTGAGAACGTTCGTGTAGAATATCTAATTCTGCTTGCACTTGGTCTAACTCTCTTATATTGTCTGACATAATTACTCCGCATAGTATCGCTATACTCTTTATTTTTGTTGTTGTATATTATAGTTTATTAGCTGTATTCTATCTTTACCGTATCTAAATTCTGCAGTGGTAGGTATCTCAAATCGGTCATCATTTATAGTAGTAAAGAATCTCATTCTTCCTTCTGCAAATACATCATCTTCTATAACATTTTTAATTGTCTTAAATAGTAGTTGTCCTGGTAATCTATATTTAACTTTATATGTTAACATGCTTCCCTCCGTTAACTGTTTATATTTTAATTATATAGTTAACGACACTAGTTGGCAAGGTAGTTGTTAAAGCAGGTACTGTTAGTGCGGGTACAGAGTGTGTGTGAGCTGAGTTAGATACTCCAGTTAATCCTGTACCTGTTGCAGAGTCTTTTGCTGATGTAGCAAAAGTAGCAGTAGTAGTACTTAGTGAGTTGGTTGTAGTACCAGTAGTTACACTACCAAT